AGATATGGGCGTGGATACTATGGTGGGTGAGCGGTTGCTTAATCATGCCTTGCCTGTGCTTTTGCGTACCTATGTTCATTCGACGTTGGATAAGGGTATGTTGAGTGCGCTTGATGCGTATCACGCGCATTTAATTTCGCTCGGTTTTAGTGAGGTTGCGCCCGAGATAATCCCTAGATCGTCTGAGAATGTTGGGAGTGCTCAAACCCTTGGTGCGAGTGGGTGGCTGTGATGATCGTTGCATCAGCCTTACAAGAGTATGCAATGGCACTAAATAAGGTGGTTTTATGAGTCATCCAGCTGCAAAAATTCTAAAAACAGGCAGGGCGATCAAGGGGCTTTCTCAGGACGAAGTGGCGGCGTTTTACGGGATAAGCCGCCGAACGTATCAGCGATGGGAGAATGGCAAGAGTAACGTGCCTTATAACCACCTGCGCTCAATAGTGGATGATGTATTTCATTTATCGATAGAACAGATCACGGAGGTGGCTAATGCGAGTATGTGATGCGCAAGAGCAGGTTATTAACATGAAATCCCTGCGTGCTGGGCTCAATGCCTGGGGGCGCTATTGGGCGTTCCAAGAACTCGGTAAAGGTTTCACTAATCGCAGTGCTTGCGATAAGTTAGGCGAGGTGCAGGTTTATGGATGTGCGTTGGTTAGGGAGTTGAGCGTTCCTAAGCAGGTGGTCCAGTTCGATAGGATGATTGAGCGGTTATCACCAAACTGTATTCGGGCGATTCGCACCTGTTACGTGTGCAAAGGCCAGTGGGCATTGATGGGGTTCGATAGCAAGAAGTCGTATGTGTATTGGTTGAGAAGAGCAGAGATTCAATTAGCAAAGTGAGGTGGGTGATGGAGCAATTCTTTTTGTTTGGTGATTTAGAAACGGGTGGACTTAACGGCCGCTTAGACAATGGGATGCTGGGTATGGAGTATTACCCTATCTTTGAGCTGGCCTTTATCGTGACTGATAGTGAGCTAAACCAAGTGGGTGAAGCGCTGCACATTGTTGTGCATCAAGACGATGAACACATTGCAAGGTCACATGAGTGGGCGATAGATGTGCATACCAAGAGTGGGTTGTTAGCTGCTGTTCGTGCCTCATCAGTATCGTTAGCACAGGCTGAGCAGATGGTACTCGAACACCTGAAAGCACTGGGAATACCTAAGCATGACCGTAAAGCTAAGACTGGTGTGGTGTTTGCGGGTAACTCAATCATGCTTGATCGTTCGTTTATCATGTGCCAAATGCCTGAGCTTCATGAGTACATGCATTACAGACAGCTAGACATATCAGCATTAGGGCTCGCAGCTAGAGCTTGGGCGCCTGAGGTTGAGCGTAATGCGATTAAGGCTAAGCAGTATCAGCATGAAGCCTTAGCCGATATTCGGGAGTCGATAGCAGAACTCAAGTACTATCGCGACGAGTTGTTTGGTTGTGAAATATCACCTTTGTCAATAGGTTAGGTGCGCATCGGTCAAGTGAGAATGGTTATCATCAGTGCTAGATGCGACCTATTATCATCACGGGTCCTTCCGGCTGCCTTCACTGCGGGGGCAGTGACGCGCAATGCTTCACTACATATGAGAATTTTGGGGAGGTTGGTTGTTGTTTTATGAGCCCCCTAAAATCTAAAGAAATTCAAGTAACAAAATGTTAACCTATCATTTTGATTTATCTTAATTTTATTAAGTGTGTGCCTAGTAATGTTTGATGGTCATTTTTGCCGCCGAATATAACAACTTTGTCAGATCGTTTTTTGATCCTTCGATCATCCTGTTTCCCCTTATCTGAATTTTTTACGTGATGACCATTTTCTTGGCGTTGGGAATATGGTTCTCATGGTTCGTGTTGCCTACCGCTGAAAATAGCTAAATCAGTTAAGTGATAAGTAAAATGTAAATTCAGCTAAATGCTTTTATCACTCAAATCACTTAAGCGATAAGTAAAACGATAAATCCTCTGTGATTAAGTTTTCACGTATCACATATTTACAAATTCCGAAACGGCACTTTTGTCGCTTTATGCGGCACATTTGCCGCTTTCAAGGCCCTTAAAATCGAGTACATTTGTATACGCTTGCTAAGGTTACATTTATTCAGTCGCACGTTATTTCTCTGCCAAGGGCTCCTTTTAGGGGCCCTTTTTATTTGGCGCTATTTCTTGTTCGCAAACATCCAAATAGCTGTTCGTTAGCTAACCCCAGCTGAACAAAAGCGGCCGCTGCAATGGTGGCCGTGGTGGGTATGTGTTGCCGTGGTGTTCGACATTGCCGCTACGGACGTTGAAAGACACTAAAAACATCAGCAGTTAGAGGCGGCTACCTCACCGTTGATCTAACCGTTGGCCGCGCTAAGGCTAACCTCATTTTAAAGGAGACTGACCTATGTCATTAAAGCAAAAGCTCATGGCACTGGGGCTTTCTTCTGCTGTCGCGTTGGCGGGGGCTAATTTGATTGCCCCCGCTGAAGCGCCGAACGGCGAGCCCGTTCTGCACACCTATCTTGATCCGGTGGAAGTTATCACTGCTTGCTTTGGCCACACTGACCCCGAGCTTGAGATCAACCAGTTTTTTAGCGAGCAGCAATGCATTGAAATGTTCGCCAAGGATTTAGGCAAAGCCGATCGGCAGCTGCGGCGGCTAACGTATCCGGTGCAACTTACCGAAGGTGAACACGCTGCTTATCTCAGTCTGATTTATAACTTTGGCGCGGGTAACTTTCAAACCTCCACCTTGCGCAAACTGTTACTGCGCGGAGAACGGGTGGCTGCATGTCATCAACTCACTGAGGCTTGCGGTAAACACGGCTGTAATGGGTTTGTCTATGCGCGTGACATCAAGCAGCCTGGCTTAGTCGAACGCCGCGCAAAAGAGCAATCAATCTGCTTAAAGGATTTATATGTGGAATAAAATCATTAATGCCACGGGCTCGCTGCACCTGTATTTCATTGCTGCGCTCATCATAGTGATAACGCTACTTGGCCTTAGCCTCACCGCCGTTAAAGCTGACCTCGCGTTAAAAAACTCGCAGCTCGAAACTGCCGCCGTTAACCAGCGTATGCTGCAAGATGATCTCACGGTTGTTACCGATGAACTGCAAGCGCAGGCCATCGAACGTGACAGGCTTGCTAAGGATTACGCCTTTGCTTTAGCGCTCAATGAACAAACCGCTAAAGCCAAGGCCGAGATTGATCGCCAGCTGGCCGATCAGCGAGACGCCATAAAAAAACTAAGGACCTCAGCCAATGAACAAACCCGAAGTTGGGCTAATACTGCTGTGCCTGATGATGTTAAGCGGCTGCTCAAACACGCCGCCTATTGCGCGCACCGTAGTCACCAAGCAGACCCAATATGTGTTACCGCCGCAATCATTAATGAGCCAGTGCCTGCCAGCCGAATGTAGCTCAGACGCTAATGCCGATCTGCCCGATTGCATCATTCAACTTTTAGCCGTGATCACCAAATGCGATACCGATTTGCATAACATCGAAACATGGCGAACGGAAAAACAGCATGAACAATCCATACATTAATGATGTTGCCACCCAAAAAGGGTTTACGTTGAGTGCCTATATATCGTCACTAATGAGCACATTGGGAGGTGCCTTTACTATGGATAAAGTGGCGATGTTAATTGGCGTATTACTCGCCTTCCTCACTTTTTTGGCCAACATTGCTTATCAAGAATTTCGCCGCCGCCGTGAGCAACGTCAAACAGATAAGGACGAACTACGCGCCCAAGAGTTACACCGAGCGGAGATGCAGCTGAAAGCAGCACTGTTAAAACAGGTAGATGAACACCATGGCACGCATTCAACCATCACCACCCGAGCCTGTTCTACTGAGTAAAACCGACCTATGCAAAAGCCTTGAGATCAGCACCCAAGCGTTTGATAAGTGGGACGTGCCAGTGCACAGCAAGCTCGGTCGCGTGTGTTTATACAAAATGGCCGATGTGGTGGGTAACAGACTTGCCAACGAGCGTAAAAAAACCATCACTAAACCCGATGAAGATGATCCCGATAAGCCAGATATGGACTACGAACGCTGGCGCTTAATCCGAGCCCAAGCAGTTGGGCAGGAGATTAAAAACGAAAAAGACCTCAAAGAAGTGGTCGAAGTTAATTTTGCTACCTTTGTGCTAAATCGCATTGCTGCGCAAATTGCCCCAGTGCTCGATCAAATACACATACGGGTAAAACGCAAATTCCCCGACATTCCAGAACGCACAATCGACGCTATCAAAGCGGAGGTGATTAAAAGCCAAAACACCGCCGCCGATCTTGCGGAGGGCATTGAGGGTTTATTAGATGAGTATATCGGCCGCGCAGATTAAAAATCTGAAAGCTGCCGTTGCTGCTGGGCTGCGTTCGTTCTATCGCCCACCGATGCTCACCTGTTCTGAATATGCCGACGAGCACTTTTACATGTCGTCGGAGTCCTCTTACACCGAGGGTAAGTGGGAAAGTTTACCGTTTCAAATTGGCATTCTTAATGCCATGGGTAATGACCAAATCAGCACGCTTAACTTAATGAAGTCAGCGCGTGTCGGTTACACCAAAATGCTGATGGCTAACGCTGCTTACAAGATTGAACACAAAAAGCGCAACGTGTTGATCTATCAGCCTCGTGATGGTCAAGCCAAAACCTTCATGAAAAAGCACGTTGAAACGGCGATACGTGATATCCCCGTTTGGCGCGCGCTTGCACCTTGGATGGGGCGCAAACATAAAGACAGCACGCTAGAAGATAAGATTTTCACCAACGGCAAAACGCTGATGGTGCGCGGTGGTACCGCTGCAGCTAACTATCGCGAAATCTCCACCGATGATGTGATCTACGATGAGCTAGCGGGTTTTGATGAATCCATCGAGCACGAAGGTAACGCCACATCGCTTGGTGATACTCGTATCGAACTGTCGATGTTTCCTAAGTCGATCCGCGGTTCAACGCCTAAAGTGCTCGGTACCTGCCAGATTGAAAAAGCCTGCAGCGAATCACCGCACTATTTTAGGTTCAACTTACCTTGCCCACACTGCGACGAACTGCAGGATTTAAAGTGGGGCGGCCCCGAAGAAGCCTTTGGGATTAAGTGGCATAAAAATGCCAAGGGTGAGCACGATCCAAGCACAGCCTATTATCTGTGTGAGCACTGTGGTTGCTGTATCGAAAACAATCAGCTCGATGATATGGAGCTGCACCCAAGTGCGATTTGGATATGCGAAAACACCGGCATCCACACTAAAGACTTTTTAGACTTTTATGATGCCGACGGAAACGACATCACCACGCCGCCCAATATCTCGATTCATATCTGGTCGGCCTATAACTCGCTCAACAGCTGGGCGAAACTGGTTACTGAGTTCTTTAAAGCCAAAGGCGATAAAGAAAAGCTGCAGACTTTCGTCAACACTAAGTTAGGCCAGCCATGGGATAACGACAACGGCGAGCGCTTAGAGTGGGAAGAATTAGCGAAGCGCCGCGAAATGTACCCGAGTGGCAAAGTGCCTAATTGGGTGGTGTATTTAACTTGCGGTATCGACACCCAAGATAACCGTTACGAAGGCCGTGTTTGGGGCTGGGGTGCGGGTAAAGAGGCGGCGCTAATTGACCGCTTTATTCTCCATGGTGATCCCGCTGA